CCCTCAAGGCTGCGGTGGACCAGCGCAACGCTCGCGCGCAAGAGGTGGCCGCATGAAGAAGGTCCACAACCCAAAGCCGCGCGCATCCGTGATGGGTGGCAAGGCGAACTTTTCCAAGGATGCAAAGACGGTCATCACCGCAGACACCAAGGTCACGATCTGCCCGCCATATCGCCCGCGGTTCGAGGCTGTTGCGCTGCCTGGGGTGATGGCGTCGAATCAACGGGGGAGGGTGGCAAGCGAGCCGGAATCTCACGGACAACCCGCGCGTGCGCCTGAATTGGAGGCCGCCCATGATTGACCTCTGGCGCCTCGCCCTGACCGCATGGCCCGGCGCACTGCCGGAGCATCAACCCCTGGGCGTCTATGTGGACAAGGTGCGCCTCGACCGCCACGGGACACTGGAGCCCAAGCCCGGCGCGCTCGTGCTGGTCCTCTCCGGCCACCTGTCGGAGTGGATGCAGCCCGCAATCAATCGCGACTGCATCGTCGGCCAGTACGGGCCGCGTGACATCGTGGCGATGCCTGTGGGCCGCCTGGCCGCCGACAAGAAAACTGACGTGCTGGTGTTCGATCAAGGCTGGGAGGCCCACTTGCCCGAGGCCCACGCCCTGGTGCGCATGCTGCGAGAAGCCGAAGCCGTGGACCTCAAGCGCCGGTTGTCGCAGGCCATGTGCTTGACGATCACTGAGCGAGTGCGCCGTCACGTCGAAGACAACGCGATCGACATCGACCTGGCGAACCGTCAGCACCTCGCCGCTGTGCTGGGAGGCTCACGCGAGATGGTGTCTCGCGTGCTCAAGGACATGGCCTCGGAGCCGCGCGCATGAGCCGTCAGTTCGTCAACTGCCCAGCTACCGAGGCGCACGAGCGCCACATGAGCACTCTCAAGGGCCACCGCACTGCGAAGGAGCGCCAGGAGTACATCGCAGGCGTGCAGCGCGCCGAGAGCAAGGTGGCGGCCGACTGGCTGCGCGACGACTTCGCAAAGTGGTGGCAACAACAACGACCCAAGGAGACAGCCAAGTGACGGGGCTCAACAAACGGATGCTGGCGCTGGGCCGGCTCAAGACCGGGCAGCGCAACAAGACCGAGCAGGCCTATGAAGCTCACCTCGAAACGCTGCGCTACATCGGCAAGGTGCTCTGGTTCAAGTTCGAGGGCATCAAGCTGCGCTTGGCCGACAACACGTTCTACACACCCGACTACGCCGTGATGCTGGCCAACGGCCAGATGGAGCTGCACGAGGTCAAGGGCTTCTGGCAGGACGACGCCCGCGCAAAGATCAAGGTGGCGGCCGACCTGTACCCCTTCCGCTTCATCGCAGTGAAGGCCAAAGCCAAGAAGGACGGTGGCGGCTGGGACATGGAGGTTTTCGAATGAACAAATTCCGAGGTGTCACGGCGCACAAGGACTCCGGCTTTGTTGCCAACATCGGGCACAACGGCGGCAAGGTCTACCTGGGATGGTTCACGTCATTCGAGGAGGCGAGGGCCGCAAGGCTCGCCGCCGAGGTGAAGCTGTTCGGGTCCACCTTTGACCGGCGCGAGATCGAGACCGATGGCGATTTCGCGAAGATCCCGCTCCATGGGCAGCGCGGTGTTTTCAAGGGATGGGCCTTGGTCGACATTGCTGATCTGCCGCGGGTTCAGGAAATCGCTTGGACGCTTGACCCGCGAGGTTATGTCGTGGGTCGCCCGGCTGGCAGCAAGACCAGTGTGACGATGCATCGCTGGCTTGAGCCTGACTTCGCGATGGTCGACCACCGCAACCGGGACCGTCAGGACAACAGGCGCGAGAACCTGCGGGAGTGCACCCAGGCGGAAAACTCCCGCAACACGGCCCTTGCGGCGAACAACACCAGCGGAGCTAAGGGCGTCACACCGACGCCGTCTGGCGCGTGGCGCGCGCGAATCTGGGTGGATCGCAAGGAGCTGCACATTGGCACCTTCCCGACACGGGAGTCCGCCCAGGCAGCCTACGACGCAAAGGCCCTTGAGTTGCACGGCGTGTTCGCATCGCCCAATGCACAGATCATTCCCCTGGAGGCTGCATGACCGAGGCAGTGTTCCGCTCCGTCCACCAAGCCCTGCACGTCTCCTTCCTGATGGCGACGCTGCCGCCCACCGCGAAGAGCAACACCCAGGCGATCATTGAGCAGCTGATGCGCGACGCTGGCGTGATGCGCGAAGTCGAGCGCGACGGCACCTTGAACTTCCAGGGCCTGAGCCCGCTGGAAGTGCGCGGCCAGTGCGCCATGGTCCGTGGCGCCGTCACCCACCACTGCACCGAGCCGGAGCGCATGGCCATCTGGGCATGGTTCGCCCACGACGGCTCCAAGGCCCAGGGCGTGCGCTTCCTGCGCGACTGGTTCGCGGGCGACTGGTGCACCGACTCGCCACACGCCCGCATGCTCATGACATGGCGGGCCAGCGTCACCGAGGACAGCACCGCCGCGCGCATGTGCAGCTACCGCGACATCGAGGGCGAGCACGGGATTCCCAAGAGCACCGCTCAGCGCCAGGTGCAGGCCCTGGCCAAGACAGCGCGCAGCCTGCGGGAGAGGGGCGCGGCGCGGCTCGAAGAGATGTTCATCGGGCACGGTCTGGTGGATGACCCTCAAACCGCTTGACGGCCGTGGGACAGTAGAGGTATAAAAACGGCAGGCTACCAAAACTGGGTCTTCGAATGAGTCTTTCCACTGGTTTGTCGATCTTTTCAGAGTTCTCCAAGAAGCTGGAAATCGCAAAGCAGGTTTCTGCCGAGAAGTGCAAGCAACGGACACCGCTCACCGAAGAAGCCAAGCATCGGCAGAAAGAGGCTCAGAAAGCATGGCGCGCCAAGCGCAAGGCCGAGAACCTCGCCCAGCGTGAACTGATCATGAGCCGGCGCTGACCACCAAGCCGAATCCCAAGCCGCCCACCGAGGCGGTTTTTTCATGCCAGCGAGTTGCCCATGGGACGCCCCTCAAACCTCAGCGAGGCCAAGTGGGAAGAGCTGGGCCGGCGCCTTCTCAACGGCGAGAAGGCCGCAGATCTGGCCCGCGAGTACAAGGTCTCCCGTTCTGCAATTTCGAAACGCTTTTCGAAACAGACGGAGACGGTGAAAGACGTTGCGCAGCAAATAGTTAGCGCCGAAGAGGCTTTAGCGCGCCTTCCTGTTTCGCAACAGATCAACGCTGTGAACCTTGCACAGCAGCTCCGTTCGATATCCCATCACCTTGCCAGCGCGGCCAGCTACGGCGCAGCAACTGCTCACCGGCTCACGGCCCTGGCCAACAGCGAGGTGCAGAAGATCGACGACGTCGAGCCGCTCAAATCCATTGCAAGCCTCAAGGGGGTCGCGGCCCTGTCCAAGCTGGCCAACGAGTCGGCCACCATCGGCCTCAATTTGCTGGCGGCCAACAAGGATCGCGTCAAGCAGCTGGGCGACACGGACCCCGAAGACGCCCCCATGCCCACCGACCCAATGGAGGCCGCCCAGGCCTATCAGAAGCTGATGGGCGGCTGATGCCGCATGCCCATCCCATTTCCGTTCGACTTCAAGAACCCCGACTATGTCGCGGTCTTCGAATGGCGGATGGAGAGGCTCAAGCGCATCCGCCGAGACCCTCGGGTGTTGCCTGCGCTCAAGGCCTTCTACCGCGACAACCCTGCCCAGTTCATCATCGACTGGGGCATGACGTTCGAGCCCCGCAACGTTGAGCGAGGTCTGCCGGCGCACATCCCGTTCTTGCTTTTCCCAAAGCAGGAAGAGTGGGTGCAGTGGTTCGTTGAGCGCTGGAAGGCGCGCGAGCCCGGGCTGACAGAGAAGACCCGCGACATGGGCATGTCGTGGCTGACCATCGGCACGGCCGCAACGATCTGCCTGCACAACAGCGGCGTGGTCGCTGGCTTCGGGTCGCGCAAAGAGGAGTACGTGGACAAGATCGGCAGCCCGAAGGCGCTGTTCGAAAAGGCCCGCATGTTCCTGTCGGCACTGCCGCCCGAGTTTCGCGGCGGCTGGACGCGCGACAAGCACGCTCCGCACATGCGCGTGCTGTTCCCTGAGACTGGCTCGGCCATGACCGGCGAGTCAGGCGATGGCATCGGCCGCGGCGACCGCACCAGCTTCTATGTGGTAGACGAATCGGCGTTCCTGGAGCGCCCGCAGTTGGTGGATGCCTCCCTGTCTGCAACGACCAACTGCCGGCAGGACATCAGCACGCCCAACGGCCTGGCCAACCCGTTCGCGCAAAAGCGCCACGGCGGCAAGATCAAGGTGTTCACCTTTCACTGGCGCGATGACCCGCGCAAGGATGACGCCTGGTACGCCAAACAGGTGCACGAGCTTGACCCTGTGACGGTGGCCCAGGAGATCGACATCAACTACGCAGCCTCGGTCGAGGGGTTGGTGATTCCTTCCGCCTGGGTGCAATCTGCCGTCAATGCGCACATCAAGCTGGGCATCCAGCCAAGCGGCATGCGCTTCTGCGGCCTGGACGTCGCGGACGAAGGCATCGACATGAACGCCTTTGGCAGCCGACGCGGGATCTTTCTGGATCACCTCACAGAGTGGTCAGGCAAAGGCAGCGACATCTTCGCCACCACGGTGCGCGCTATCGGCATCTGTGACGAGCTGGGCGCTGAGCATTTCGACTACGACGCCGACGGCCTGGGTTCTGGGGTGCGCGGTGACTCGCGAGTGGTCAACGAGGCCCGAGTGAACGAAGGCAAGCGCGCCATTCTGGCCAATCCGTTCCGAGGCTCTGGTGCTGTGCACGACCCGGACGGCGAGATGGTCAAGGGCCGCAAGAACTCCGACTTCTTCAGCAACATCAAGGCGCAGTCCTGGTGGTCGCTGCGCATGCGCTTCCAGGCCACGCACCGCGCCGTAACCGAGGGCGGCCCCTTCGATGCGGACGATCTGATCAGCATCGACGCCAACCTGTCCACGCTGGGGCGGCTCATTCCTGAGCTGTCGCAGCCCACCTATTCCATCAGCCAAACCGGCAAGGTGGTGATCGACAAAGCCCCGGAGGGCATGCGGTCGCCCAACCTGGCCGACGCGGTGATGATCTGCTTCCAGCCCGCCGGGCGCACCCTCGACACGTGGTCGCGCTTGGCTTCCTGACGAACCCCATGGCAAACGCAAAGCAACGACGCGCGGCCCAGCGTGGCCCGCAGTCCGCCAAGGCGTTCGTCACCGGTGACAGCTTCACCAACTTCGCCGCCCGGGTGGGTCTGGGCACGGGCAACCAGGCGGCAGACGGCCGCTACAGCACCGACTTCATCAGCCGCAACCGCCTGTTGTTGGAGAACGCCTACCGCTCGTCGTGGATCTGCGGCCAAGCCGTGGACGCCGTGGCCGAGGACATGACCCGCGCAGGCGTCGTCATCCAGTCCGAAATCGATCCTGACGAGGTCGAGACCCTGGAGCGATCCATGGTCAGTCTGCGCATCTGGGACGAGCTGTGCGACACCATCAAGTGGGCCCGCCTCTACGGTGGCGCCATCGCGGTGATGCTGGTGGACGGCCAGAAGATGGACACGCCCCTGATGCCCGACCGCATTAGCGAGGGGCAGTTCAAGGGCTTGTTGGTGCTGGACCGCTGGCAGATCGAGCCCACGCTGAACCAGGTCGTCAGAGAGTTCGGCCCCGACATGGGCATGCCGGAGTTTTACACGGTGCTGCCCGGGGCACGGGCCATGGCGGGCGAGAAAATCCACCACAGCCGCGTCATCCGCCTGGACGGCGCGCAGCTCCCCCACTGGCAGAGAATCTCTGAGAACGGCTGGGGCCAGTCCGAGCTGGAGCGCCTGTGGGACCGCCTGCTGGCGTTCGACAGCACGACCCAGGGCGCCGCGCAGCTGGTCTACAAGGCCCACTTGCGCACCATCTCAATCGAGGGTCTGCGTGAGCTGATCGCCATGGGTGGCAAGCCTTACGAGGCCATGCTGCAGCAGATCGAGCTGATCCGGCGGTACCAGAGCAACGAGGGCATGACCCTGCTGGACGCCAAGGACAAGTTCGAGGCGCACAGCTACACCTTCAGCGGCCTGGACAACGTGCTGATGCAGTTCTCCGAGCAGATCTCGGGGGCGCTGCAGATCCCGCTCATCCGCCTGTTCGGGCAGTCTCCGGCCGGGTTTTCGACGGGCGACAGCGACATCCGCAACTACTACGACAAGGTCGCCACCCAGCAGGACCGCAAGCTGCGCAGCGGCCTGATGCGCCTTTTCAAGGTGCTGCACAGCTCGGTGCTGGGCCGCGACATCGGTGAGGGCTTCACTTTCGAGTTTTCGCCACTGTGGCAGCTCTCGGACGTCGAGAAATCGACCGTGGCCAACAACCTGACGGCGGCCGTCGTGGCGGCTGAAGGTGCTGGGATCGTTGACCGCAGCACCGCGCTGCAGGAGCTGCGCCATCAGTCGCAGACCACCGGCCTGTGGGGCCACATCACCGACGAGCAGATCAAGGACGCGGAGAACGACCCGCCGCCCTCTGCAGAGCTGGACGACCCCAATGCAGACCCCGACCCGAACCAAGGCCCCGGCCAAGGCCCAGGCGCCAGCGCTCCAGCCGATCCTCACGATCGACAAGGTGCGAAGCCGCAAGGGCCGGATTCCGCCGCCAAGGCCCAAACGGGCGGAGCGCCAGTACGCGACAGCGCTGCGCTCGGTCGCATCGCAAGTTGGCTCCATCGTCTCCGTCTTCGAGCCCGGTGACCCTTCGACGGTCCCGCGCGTGAGCGACATCCTGCAGCGCTACGCTGAGGCCCTGTCGTCCTGGGCAGAAGCCACCGCGCTGCGCATGCTCACCGAGGTGGACCAGGTTGACCGGGCACAGTGGGGCTTGCTCAGTGCCGAGATGTCGCAGGAGATCAAGCGCGAGATCGCCAGCGCCCCCACGGGCCAGATCCTGCGCCAGCGCCTGGACGAACAGGTCGCGCTGATCAAGTCCATTCCGCTGGACGCGGCCAAGCGCGTGCACGAAATGACGCTGAAGGGTCTGGAGACCAGCACCCGGGGCGAAGAGATTCGGCGCGCCATCCTGGCCTCGGGCGATGTGGCCACGTCGCGCGCCACGTTGATCGCACGCACAGAGGTGGCCCGCACGGCCAGCCTGCTGACCCAGGCCCGCGCCGAGTACGTGGGCTCAGTGGCCTACATCTGGCGCACCTCCGGCGACACCGATGTGCGCACAGGCCACCGCGCCATGAACGGCAAGGTCTTCCGCTGGGACGACCCGCCAGAAGTCGAGGAAAACGGGCGCGTCATGCGCCACCACCCGGGGCAGATCTGGAACTGCCGGTGCTGGTGCGAGCCCATCATCCCTGAGTGAACCAGGCCCGCCTCTGAGCGGGCCTCTTGCTTTCTGGAGCACACATGCTGATTCGAAACAACGGCACCACGCCCTTCACGATGAACCTGCGCGATGGCACTAGCTACCTGCTGCAGCATGGCGTGGCCACCTCTGTGCCTGACGCAGCCACCACGATGATCGACGACAGTTCCGTGCTGGTTGCTCTGTTCAATGCGGGCACCTTGACCGTCACCACCGATGCGGGCGGTGCGTTCAGCGGCTTCCCCACCGTGGTCAACGCCACCGACTCGGCTGTGGGCAAGCTGCTGCCCGTGCGCGCGAAGGTCGGGGCTGGTGGTGCCCGCACGTTGGTCGATGAGACCGGCCAGCCCTTGGGGGGTGGTGGTGGTAATCCGACTTTGCGCCGTCAGCTTGCAGCCAAGGTGCAGAAGCTGGCCCGCCAGCGATTCTGGAACGAACGCGGTGGCTGCGAGTTGTTTCAATTGCCGCGCGCGTGGTCTGCGAAATACTTTGCCGAGGGTGAGTCTTGCCTGTCCTCGGACGGCAAGATCATTTGGCTGTGCAGCAAGCCGGGCACCTCGACCGCAGAGCCCGCCCGCGATGCAGACTACCCGCGGATGGACGTGCGCGACGCTGCAGGCGCTGGCTCCGGCGCAATCTGGCAGCCGTTCGACGTGTCGATGTTCGACCTGACCAAGCGCGAATCGCTGCGCGCCACTGGTGGCGCAGTGGCTGTGCCGGCTGTCTCGGAGCGGTGGCCCGCTGGCGGCCCCACGCCGCAGGATGCATCAGCCACCAACATGACGCGCCGGTACTACTTCGCCAACGCGAACGAGACGTCAGGCGCCTTTGGCGGCAACACTGCGCAGTACGATGCCTATCGCGCCGCCAACAACATCAAGTTCGACACGCCCGATTCCTGGTATGTCAACGGCAGCAACAGCGCCGGCTTCATCGACGGCGTGAAAGCTGCGGGGGGCGTGATCTCCAACGGTGACGCCAACAACGCGCAGATCAGCCGCTTCTACACCAAAGCCAAATCCGTGGGCATCACGATCCCGCTTCGCGAAGGCGCAGGCGTCGGCGAGAACACGGTCGCCAAGGGCAACATCATCATTGACATGGTGGCTTGTGACTTCGGCTCCGCGCGTGGCGCCACGATCACCAAGCTGGGCGGGCGCGCGCTGTACTACCAGTGGAATTTCGCGGACGAGGTGGAGCGCGAATTCATCGTGTACGGCCAGGGCGGTTTTCCGCAGGAGGTCTGGACGAGTTCCAACCAGGACATCTACGCAAAGCCGACCGAGATAATCCGTGCGGTGAACGAATCCGATTCCACCGGGGCAGGCGCTGGCCCTGGCCCGGCCGGCCAGTTGCCGCATCGCTGGGTCAACTACGCTGCCGCTTACATGGGCGTGTGGGGCGTGACGCAGTTCGCGCGCGGCGGCATCGGCTACATCGACCAGCCCACGACGGCGAAGCTGTTCAGCACCAACGGCGAACCCAAGTCCATCAATGTGCTGGAAAAACTCAAGCGCAACCAGCAGTACATGGACACGCGCCTGGGCGCTCCGAAGATCGACTTCTTCCTGCTTGATCAAGTCGGCTGGGACGTGGACATCGCGCCGCAGCGATACGACCAGGGCCGCCCGTCGTGGACGTTCAGCGACAACGGCGGCGCCGAGACTTGGTACATCGACACCGCCATCCGCAAAGCGGGCCTTCGCGAGGTCATCAGCACCATCCTGGCGTACCAGCCTGACACCATCATCGTGTCGGTGGGCATTCGCGCCGTCTGTCAGCCCGTCTCCGTCAATGCTCGCGGCAAGTGGTCCGGTTTTGAGGACGAGGCGCAGTTCCAGCCTGCTCACGACGCTGTAGCGCGCGACTGGCTGGGGGCGCTGGAGGAGCTTGTCCCCGCGGGGCAGCTCTGCATGATCAGCCTCAACGGCTGGCGCGACCAATCGAGTCGCGCCAACATCCAAGAGGCATTGAGCCCGCTGCAAAACGACAAGGTTCACCGGACAACCTGGTATCACATGCAAGAAGGGCTGTACGTCGGCCAGCAGTTCTTGCGCTGGCTGGGGGTGTCGTGATGCGAGCCCTCATCCTCACCCTGGCCCTGCTCTCAGGCACCTCACACGCAGCCCTGCGCAATGGCTCAGGCGGCGGCACCACGCCGATGCCGACCACACCGCAGCCCACGAACCCCACGCCGATCACTGGCGGCGGCTCGCCGACGCTGGTGTGCGTGCTCTTCCCGCTGACCTGCCTGCGCTGACCTGATCAGCCCCACCCACAC